TCAGTACCTACTTGGTCTAAACCTTTAAATTGTAGATTATAAATATGATTGTAAGCCATTATACCACCCTCGAATTTTTAATTGCTTCGTTATTTAATAGTAATCTCATTTTGTCGCCCATTATATCTATTTGGTAGCCACCTTGACCAAGTGTATTAGTAGGTAATGCTACAGAACCGCTTACGCTTCCTTGACTAAAATCAAGACCACCTGATAACACTTTAAATATTGCTGGGAAACTTGCACCAGCACCTAAACCAAAAGGCGCTAAAAAGAAAGCTAATAAAGCAGCAGCAGCAACAGCAATCATTAATCTTTTAATAAGTTGAACTAATGCTTTACCTAATGCTACAAAAAAATTTTCTCCACTATCTATAGCAGAATTAAAAGCATTTGTTAAAGCATCTCCTAATAAAGCTATAGTAACTTTTAAATTTTCATTAAATGCCTCAATTGCAGGGTCTGAAACTAAACCATTGTAAGAACCTTTAACGGCATCAATATTTGCACTTAACTTTTCTACTTCAGCATTAAATGCAGCTAAATTTTCAGCAGCAATACCAGCTTTAGCATCAGTTAAATCATTCATTGTATCTAATAAACCTGAACCTTGTGCGGGTCTTTTAGTTTTAGTTACGGTTGTTTTAGTTGCAGCAGGTGTACCAAATGATTTTAATACATCTACATTAGTTTTTTTAACTTCTTTATTTAAGTTTTTTACTGAATCGTAAATCGTATCAATATAGTTAGGGACATTAGGATTAATAGCATTACCTAATCTATCAAAAAACTCGCCCCAAGAATCACTTTCAATTATTTTTAAAGCATTATTAGCACCATCAACAAATATTTTAAAGAACTCCCCAATTTTACCATTATTTACGGCATTAGTAAAGCTATTATCTAATCTATTAACACTTGCTTGTAATGAATCTACTTTACCATCTATTTTATCTCCAAATGTTTTATTTAATTCTAAAGCTAATTTAGGCAATAAATCTCCTGCCATAATCTCGCCATTCTCAAGCATCTTACCCAATTCAGCAGTAGTAACTCCCATAGCTTTAGCAGCCAAGTTGAAAGCACCAGGTAATCTTTCTCCTAATTGACCTCTTAACTCTTCAGCAGATACCGTTCCTTTTGATATCATTTGACTTAAAGCATTTAAAGAGCCTCTTAAATCATCATTAGACAATTTAAGCACCGATGCAGCTTTAGCTACTGATTCGAATATATAATTTGTTTGTTCTAAAGGGACATTTGCAGAAACGGCTGCTGCTGCAAAGTTTTTATAAGCCTCGCCAACTGCGACAAGATTTAAACCATATTGGTCTGCAAATTGTGATAATTGTTGAAATTGTGTTGCTGCTGCTTCAGAAGAACCTAAAACCGCAGTTAAAGCTGAATTAATAGCATCTAATTTTAAAGCCCTATCAAATGAAGCACCTACTGCTTGAATTGCAGCATTTAAACTTAAATAGCCTAAAACAAGATTTTTAATACCATCAGTAGCACCACTAAAAGAATTTTGGATATTATCGCTTGTCTGTTTGTTTGCAGCAGCAAATGATTTTAAATCAGATTGAGCAGTATTTAATTGGCTTTTTAAACCTTTAATTTCTGCACTTAATTCAACTATTATTTTCTCATTTACCATCTTCTTTCGGCTTTAATTTTTCCAAAATCGCTTCTTTATCTTTTTGAGTAGTAATGGTAATTTTCTTATTTAACCTATTTAAAATATCAGTCCATAATGGTAATATTTCTTTTGGTTTTTTTTGATTTTTCTTTTCAACTTGTGTGTTTAGAATATAAGACATTAAAGTTCTTGTTCTATCCCACTCGTTAGCTTCTTGCTTTCTTTTATAAATAAAGTATCTATAATAATCTACAAAAGTCATATCCCAAAAAATATGCGGTAATAAACCCAAGTCCATCACCGCACAATCCAAGATATCATCCCAAGTTACTTTTTTTTTTCTCCTTGTTGTTCAGTAGACATTGCCTTAAATGCTTTAATCATTTCTTGCGTTATCTTTAAACAACTTTCGGTAAAGCACTTAATAACTTGTAATTGACCTTCATAACTCAAGTCATCTACCCACTCAATTACATCTTCATATGTGAAGTCTATAATTAAACTTTTACCTCTGTAATATCCAGTCAATCCGGAGTAAACTAAATCAGCTACCATTTGTAACTGACTGTAATCTTCCCCAAGTTCCTTAATATTACCTATTTCACTACCACTTATCTTTGTGTAAGTCTCTAACGCATAGTTAGAAAACTTCAACTGCTTTACTTCTCCATTAAGAGTAAGTTCAAGTATTCCGTTCATAGTTTGTTTGTTTTAGTTATGCTATTGTTGCAAATGTAGGTGCGCCTGTTCCTGCAAACTCAATAGAGTAAGTAGTTACATCTTCCATTGGTGCTGAAACTTCGCAAGAAGTAATGTAAGCACTTTGAGAAACCGACTTATCGCCTGTAACCATATCAGTCCAAATAATAGCAACTAATGCTCTGTTATTGTATGCAGTGAAAATATCTGCTAAATCTTTGTTAGTAGCTTGAAAATCTGCAAGACCTTCTGCCGTATAAGTAATATCTCTTAAACCTGGCATAATCTCTTTCCAACCTGCTGATTCTTTAGAAGTTGTTTCGAATACATCCTGATTCATTGACATCGTAACATTTGTTAATTCTGCTAATTGCGTACCATCCATTTTTAAGATTTGCGCTGTGCCGTTGTAAACTGCCATATTATTTTATTTTAAAGTTAATTAATCTGTTATTGTGTAAGTTCCTGTAAATGATACCGTATAAGATACTACATCTTCCATAGGAGCGTTTACTTCTATACTTTCAACATAAGCTAACCCAGTGTAATAAGCAGTTGCTAAAACAGGATTAGATATTAATATGTTAATTGGTGTTCTTGCATTATAAGCATCAAACAAAGTTGTTATACCTAAATCCGAAGCACCTTCATCAAAGTTTACTAAAGCATCTGCCGTAAAAGCGAAATCTCTTAGTCCAGGTAAGTTTACCGCATAACCTGCTGATTGCTTACAAGTAGCATCTATCATAGCATCGTTTAATGTAATAGTTACATTAGTTTGACACATCAAAGGGAAATTTGAATCTGCATCGTAAAGTAAAATGTCCGAACCGTTTAATACGCTCATATTCCTTGTTGTATTTTAAATGTAAATCTTATCAATCTTCTCACTAAAACTCCTGTATCTACCAGTTGTTCAAGTGTATTTGTGCTTTCCATTAGTGTTCTGATTACATACCAATCAGGTAATAAATCTAAATACCCATCCTGCCTTGTTCTAACTAACTCAATCACTTCGTTTGATATTCTATCCGATAGTAACTTACCACCAAAAGAGTTATCAAACCTCGTTCCCACCTCAATTAAAACGCTCACTTCTTGACCATATGCTTGTTTACTACCTTCTAATAATTCCGTAGAAGTAAAAGTAGAAAGCAAAATATATGGTTCAGTTGCTGCTGCTAAAACCGATGCCGAATCAAATACTGGAACTTCTTGTAAGTCTATAACGATTGCACCGCTTAACCTTTCGTAAAGTTTCCTTCTTATAAGTTCTCCGACATCTTTCATTCCACAAATTTACGATTTATTTACTAATATTTTTAGCTATTTTTCTCATATCCCTTAAAAAGATTTTTTTATTCTTAATAAAAGCTGGGATTAAATATGGTTGTGCTTTCATTCTGCCTTTACCACTTACAAAAAATTGCATAGCATATGCGCCAAATCCTTCAGGAATACTAACATTGCTTCCTGTGCCAAACTCTACATAAGGAGCGTAAGGTGCAGGAGTACCACCAAAAACAACAGTACCTGTTAATTGATTATCTCCATAAGAACGATTTTGGAAAAATTAAAGCCGAAAGAAGATGGTAAATGAAAAATTAATAGTTGAATTAAGTGCGGATATTAAAGGTTTAAAAAGCCAATTAAATACTGCTCAATCAGATTTACAATCTTTTGCTTCTGCAAACAAACAGACCAGCGATAAAATCCAAAACTCTTTTAATGGTGCTTCTGATGGGATTAAAAACCTTGTATTAGGCTATTTTAGTTTAAATGCTGCAATTCAAGCAGTAGGTGCTTCTTTTGATAGAGCATTAAAATTAGATGCTATTAATTCAGCTTTAACTGCGGTTTTAGGTTCTTCTGAAGCAGCAGCAGCACAATTCCAACAACTATCACAATTTGCAGACCAATATGGTTTAAATCTTGTTGCAG